TTACTTAACATTGCCGCCTCCTCCACCCCGCAGGCGGGAGAACACACCGGACACCAGCAATGCAATATCCTGCTGGTGGATGAACGAGAGAATCTTCACCGACACCACCGAGACCAGCACCGCGCAAAGCGCATCTGCTGATGTACCGTCATACCCTGTTTTTGATGCAATCCAGGCTGACAGCACACGCGCTCCCAGCACACCGACAATAAACGACACCAGAAAATGTGCCACCACGCGCCAGACTGAAAGTGACTGCGGCATCGTTGCCACAAATAACGCCCCGGCGAACGCGCCAAACACAATCCCGAAATCCATTCCGGTAAACAGCCCGAATACCGTCGCGCCACCCAGCGCAGCAGCCGTGCCGGAACCGGATAAGGGTTCAGACATACTTCCTCCTGTAAATAAAAAAGGGCCACCAGCAGCCCGTAAAAACACCTATCCCCGGAAGTGACAGGTCTCCAGAGAACGTCACACTGACTACCCCGCCCCTGAAAGATTCTGTGTTTGTTTGATGTGCGCCTGACGTGACGCGGATATGAAAAAGACCCGCCGTAGCGAGCCTGGAAAAATAAGCGTGGCGCGTTGTACTGGATTCGAACCAGTGACCGATTGCTTAGAAGGCAATTGCTCTGTCCGGCTGAGCTAACAACGCATAATGCAGATAATGGATTGCCATCGGGGACCCGAGCCCCACACAGTCAGTTTCGAAAGCTGGCACTCTCTGTCGATGAGCTAATGGCGGTATGTGATGGTGGCCCTTGCTGGATTTGAACCAGCGACCTGGCGATTATGAGTCGCTCGCTCTCACCACTGAGCTAAAGGGCCGGGAGCAGAATAATAATGGTGCGTAATTAATTCTGCAATCTCATCCGTTTCAAACGATTAAATCCTGAACTTCCCTGACTGTCTGTTCAAAACGTCCTGTCTCCAGCTCAACACCAATCGCACAACGCCCCAGTGCCATCGCCGCTTTTACCGTTGAACCTGAACCCATAAAAAAATCTGCAACCAGGTCTCCCGGACGACTGCTCGCGTTGATTATCTGCTGCAGCATTTCTGCCGGTTTTTCGCACGGATGTTTCCCTGGATAGTACTGCACCGGTTTATGCGTCCAGACATCGGTGTACGGAACCTGCGCCGTCACACCGAAATACCGCCGCAAATTTTTATATTCACTCAGCAGTTCCGTATACTGCCGGTTCAGCTCACTGTATGTGCTGACCAGCTGGTGGTGTGGCTTTTCCAGTTCCCCGCGCTGATGTTTTTCTGCCGCAACACGCGCAAACAACGCCTGCAATTTGTTGTAATCACCCTCGTTCGGTAACTGCCACTGACTGGTACCAAACCAGTGCGAAGCCATGTTTTTCTTTCCGGTGGCTTCCGCTATCTGTTTTGACGTTATTCCCAGTGATTTACGCGCATCACGAAAGTAAGAAATCAGCGGGGCCATGACGTGCTGTTTTAGCTCGCGCCCCTGCTCCACATAGCCATCATCTTTCGGGCGATACGGTCCCTGATAATGTTCTGCAAACAGAATGCGCTCTGTTGCCGGAAAATACGCCCGCAGACTTTCCTTATTGCACCCGTTCCAGCGTCCGGACGGCTTCGCCCAGATAATGTGGTTCAGCACATTAAAGCGCTCACGCATCATGATTTCGGTGTCAGATGCCAGGCGATGACCACAGAACAGGTAAAGACTTCCGGCAGGCTTCAGTACCCGCCAGAACTGCGCCAGACACTGGTCCAGCCATTTCAGGTAATCATCGTCGCCCTCCCACTGGTTATCCCAGCCCTCGGGCTTCACTTTAAAGTATGGCGGGTCTGTGACTATCAGATCGACAGAATTTTCCGGTAAGGTCTGGATAAATTCCAGGCAATCAGCGTTGATTAACTCACAACTGGATATTTTTACAGTATTGGCCATAGATCAATAAGCACTTCTCTGATAGGCTCATACCGCTTTTGCGCAAAGCAGATGGGCCTGAGGTTTGCTTGTGACCCCAACGCATGAGCAGATGGCTGGCAGGTGCCGCTAACACCCACCAGCCGCCCATTACCACAAATTAAAAAGCCTTCACTGCGGAAGGCGTCTGTAACAACCGAACTGATAATCTGCCAGACCCGCCATAACAAGCTGAGTCAGTATTAACTGGCAGCGTTCGCGTGAAAGGTAAGTATTCTGCGCAATTTCCCCGACGGTCGCCGGTTCGGTGACGCTTAATTCATTAAATACCACTCTGGCCGTTTCGGTCATATCCTGCTGTTTTAGCATGTCTTTTCCCTTTTCCGGTTAACGTGACATACCAATAACTCTTGTCGAAAAAGCCAGCAAGCTGAAAGACCAGTATTCGCAACCACCAGCGCGTTTAACGTCCCGTGCCGCTTTCCGGGCACAAAAAAAACCGCTCAGCGCGGGTTTAAGCTGTGTGGCAAAGTAACCACTCTTAACACATTACAATAACTTTTGCGTACGCGTTAGCTCTTTTGTATATTTAACTTTTCTCTAATTCTAAAGGTAAAAGGTAACGACTAGTGAAAGCGAACGACTACCTGTTTGGTCTTCAGGCAAGAAACATCTCTTTCAGGCTTCTTCAAGGCGAATTAAAGTATTTTAATATGAAGTCAGCTAGGGGGTGGACAGAGTTGCTATCTGATTATGCAAGTAATAATGAAAAGGATATAATAAATAATCTCAAGGAGATTTACCTCAGCCAATTGAATTACAGCAGTCGGGCCGTATTTTTTGCTCAACTGAATAATATCACTGACGCAATCCTCTTGAAAAAAACCTTGTTAAATCTGATTAACAGCAACGATAAAGATTATCAAGAATACATTGCCACCTACCCATTGCCAATAGATAGCGCAACACATAAAAAAGTCAAAAAATTAAGACCAGTCTGCATCTCCCACTCTCAACATGGTAACTCGATCACTATTACAACAACTTATCTTCGTCCATTCAAAGAAAGAAGTGCAATTGAAACAAATACACTAAGCCCAGCAACACAAAAAGAACTCAATTGTTTTGATGAAATAATTGGAATAAAAGATAGATACATCCAATGTTTTGACACAATTACTTTTAACTATGTTTCCGGCGAAATAACATTTGAAATCGACATGTGTACAAATCTTAACCACAATGAATTGGAGCGCGCATCAACAAGATATCGCAGAATATTAATGTACCTTTTCCATAAAGAAAATTCATATCACGTCGCCTTCATTAGAAAAAATATATTTACTGCTATCGATAAACTTTACAAATCTGCCGATGGTACCATTTTAAAACTTGGGCATGCCACAGGAACAGGCTCAGTAAAAGAAGAAAAAATGAGAAAGAGAAAAGATGATTTAAGGAAGGAAAAATATCATGCCGCAGGCTTAGCGGCAATTGGAGGGAAAACTAATAACTTTAGTATTTCTAAACAATGGAATGGAGCACACAATAACATTTTAACAATGCATGTACCCGGACATTTTTCTTTAATTTCATCCTCGCTACCATTTATAAATCATGTTATAATCGAAGGGTGTGTTTGTAAATCAGATTATGAGTTATTGATGTCAAAGGTTTTCTAAATGAATAAGCAGGAAATGAAAGATATCATACAACATTCTTTTGCTACCGACAGCAAAGTTGGTTTTGCATGTATGAATATTTATCATTACCTGCTTAATGAAGATCTGGATAATTTAAAATATATAACATTCAATAACTTGCAAAAAGTCAGTAATGTTGATCAAAGTATCCTTTACGAGGCAATTACTTATCTATCTGGAGAAAAAGCACCAATATTATCAATCGGATACGAATATATTGATGGTGATGACATTTTTGAAATCTCTCAAGATGAGTTAAGCAAAATATATTCAGAAGGAACATTCTATTTCGATGGCAAACCAGTCCTCAATTGGCAGTCGAAAGTTTACATTTACTTTTATGCATCAGAGTTCTGGAAAGGCCTAGAATGATGGATAATCAGAATAATTTTACGTTAGAATCGCTGAAGTTCGCAGCGTCATTCGATGAGAGCGCAGCACGCCTTTATCGAAGAATTACATGCAATTCATACGATAAATTTATTGAAATGTTTTATATTGACTTAGAAAAAACAATCAGATTGATTGAAAAAAATGCAAGCTTAATGCAAAACGATGGAGAAGACCGTTTATCTATAGAAATAATTAATATACTAATTGGCTTCGGATATGATTCTGGTCATGATAATTATATAAATGGGCACTCAGACATTGTTGTAAGTTTCAAAAACTACACATGGATTGGAGAGGCTAAAATTCATAGCTCATACGACTATTTAATGGAAGGATTCCATCAATTATGCTCTCGTTACTCCACAGGAAGTGAAGATGATTGTCAAGGAGGATTAATAATTTATGTGAAAAGCAACAATGCATTAGATGTCGTAGAGAAATGGAAAAAAACATTAACCTCTAAAAAAGATGACTTTGAAGATTTTTATTTATCCGATTGCAAAACAAGAGAAAAGTTGAGCTTTTACTCTAGCCACAAACACCCTAAATCTGGATTACCATACAAAGTAAGACATTTCGCTGTAATATTGGGATTTGCACCTAAAGACAAAAGTGCGAGAACAGCAAAGTCCAGAAAATAATAAGTTTTATTATCTGGACCAAGGCTGTTTTTATCTATTTAGAATACACATAATACCATCAATAAATCCAAGTGCAGTTTGCAACTCCTTTCTAATAGTTCCATCCGAGCATTTCCGCTTCTTTGCGATTGTACGGAGTGAAATCCCGATAACAAAGTGAGCAATGATCAGCTCATATTCTTCTGGTTTATATTTCCGCAACCGGGCCACACATCCATCAATCATAATTCCTTCATCATCATCGCACTGGAGACGTGACTTTTTACCGTGTGGTAGAAACCCCTTGAAACCAGCCGCTATCGGCTGCCAGTCGACACCACTATTTTCTGCTGCAGCCCAAGCCCCCCAACGATCTAAAACTTCGTACATATCACGCATCAGCGCAGTACCTCCTGCACCAGTTTTTCAAACTTTCCAACTTTGGTTTCCAGCTCTGCCACACAGTCCACCAGCTCACCCACTGCTTTTTGTGCGCGATGTTTTGCCTGCATCAGTTCCCTGAGCGCTGGCACCATATCCCGACGAATGGCATCTTTTGTTACACCTGTTTTTTCCAGTTGTTCCGCCTGTCGCAACATTTCCTGTGCCTGTTTACGTAATTGTTCAGGGGTAAAAGTCATTGTCTGGTTGTTCAAAAGAAACGCTCCATCTTACTGCTGTCAGTTCGTTTGTTGCTGTATCTGCGCGGCTGAGGCTGCTGCATTGGGGTGGAAAGAATCTGTGCGCTTTCCTGATCCACAGGCAGAAAATGTCCGTTATGAAAACGCCGGTAAATGGTCCCGAGCGTGCCATTACGCTGTTTCGTGATGTTGATTTCTGCTATGCCTCCGGCCTGCGTTTCCGGGTTGTATACCTCATCCCTGTAAAGCATCAGAATGATGTCGGCATCCGCCTCGATTTCCCCGGAGTTTTTCAGGTCCGAGTTCATGGGGCGTTTATTGGGTCTGGATTCCACGCCGCGGGAGAGCTGGCTCAGAGCAATCAGCGGAAAACCGCCGGATTTTGCCAGGCTTTTAAGTCCCTTTGAGATTTCCCCCACCGCAAGGTCGTGACGCCCCGTGCTGCGGGTTTTAATCAGGCCGAGGTAATCGACCACCACCAGCGCCGTTTCCGGGTGTTTGATCCGGTGGTGCTTCGTGGTTGCACATATCTCATCAATGGTCAGGTTTGCCTGGTCCACCATCCAGATATTACGCCCCGTCATTCGTCCCACACCCTGTGAGAAGCGTGCCCAGTCTTCGTCTTCAAAACGGGCAACAGACTTAAGACGGGATACCGGCATTCCACCGGCAGCAGACACCATACGTTCACCAATCTGGATGTTCGCCATCTCCATGGTGAACAGAAGCACGCCATGCCCCTGCTCAGTCACCTTGTCGATGATGTCCAGCGCCAGTTCGGTTTTGCCCATTGACGGACGAGCCGCAATAAATACCAGGTCGCCGGGCTCCATGCCGCCTGTTTTTGCGTCCAGTTCATCAATACCGGTCATCAACGTCCTGGATTTCTCCAGTCCCTGATTCCGGCATTCAACACGTTCAACCACTTCCGGAAGCACATCATCAATATGTACCGGCTGAATAACGCCCTTTTCCGTCGACAATGAGGCCATCATGTTTTGAGCATCCTTCAGAGCATCTTCAGCTGCTTCACAGGTATGCGCATCACGTAATTTCTGCAGCGCCTCATTCAGTGTTTTTTCTGCATCACGCAATGCGGCATTGCGCCGCAGCGCTGCAACATAGTGCTCCAGTGACGACTTCACCCAGGTTTTGCGCCCGGTATCAGTAATCACCGGGGCAAGTTCCGGCATCTCATTGCACAGCAGCACAGGATCAATCGCACCTGAAACACGGGCCTGTCTGCAGATGCCTGTGTAGATATCCCGATACGCTCGTACAGAAAAAACGTCCGCCGGTAGTGTGGCCAGAATATCCATCACTTCATGATCTGCCCCTCGCAGAAAAAACGCGCCAATGACAGCGCCTTCCAGGTCATCGTTACGCCAGACAGGAGAAGTCATGCAGCCACACCTCTGATACGAGAACGATAGCTGGGCCAGTTAAACGACAACCAGTTGCGTCCCCCGTCTGTGATCCTGTCGGCAATGCGGGGGCTGATGAATGCCCACAACTCTTCCGGTGAAAGGTTGCTGATCAGGATGGTGGGCAGGATGCTTTCGTACCGGGCATTGATAATTTCCTGCAAAATAGCCATTTCAGCCGCGCTGCCAAACTGAACGCCGACTTCGTCGATGATCAGCAAATCTATTGACGCATAATGCTCAATAACTTCATCCGCTGTTTTTTCGCTGTCATTTCGCCAGCAGTTTTTCACAGCACGGGTAAGGCGCATCACATCAGTAATCTCCACACTAGCCAGATGGTTACGGATGATGTGTTTTGCCATAGCCACAGCCAGATGATTTTTTCCAGTACCACAACTGCCTGTCAGAACAAGACTGGTACCGTTAGCCAGAACATCCTCCCAGCTCTCCGCATAGCGGCGGCAGGCAGCAAGATTTCTGGCTGCATCAGAGTTAATCTCCTGATAGTTTTCAAACTCACAGTCGCGAAACCTACAGGCAACACCAGCATTCTCAATCAGCACATCAGCTTTCATTGCAACCAGAGTCCGATGTGTCACATCCATTTCATCCACCAGACACTCCGGACAGCGGGAAATTTTTGAGACAGCGCCCCCCTGCCGATCATCCCACACCAGTATATGCGTACGATATTTACCGTGTTTTTCGCAGCATCCAACCCCTTCAGATTCCCGACAGGCACGGTAAGGCCATGGCTTTTCGCCATTCTGAGCAAATGCAATCTCTGCCCGTAACTCATCCATTCGCGCCTGTAGTCTTGTTTGTTTCTCACGTTGGTCAATCGTCATCATCGCTGTCACCTCAGAATGTCAATTTGTTACTGGATTTACCGAATTTGTCAGACATGGCTCCCAGGCCAGCCAGGACATCGACCTGTCGCTGTCGCCCACCTCCGTGAGCGGCTGGCTGTTGCCAGTAATCTTCGAAGTGACGATCGGGTCCAAAGAACGTCGCAGCCTGCTTCACGAACTGTGTGCCGGTATTTCCTGTAGCACGTACCCAGGCGGCATACCGCTTCACGCCATCAAGCATGGTCTCCGGTTTTATTCCCTCCCTGATACGGGCTTTCCAGGCTTTGAAGGCTGCTGACTTGGAATTGCCACCAGCACGTTTGGGATATTCCTGCCAGGCCTGTTCAAATTCCGGTGAATATTCCTGTCGGGCAGAACGCGCTGGCGCAGACGCGTCAGCGGATGCATCAATAGTGTTTTTAGTCTCCGTTGTAATCTCTGTAGTAATCTCTGTATTTGTATCAACATTCGGCGTATCCCCTGTTCCGTTATGACGTCGGGGGGTGTTCCGTTTTAACGTAATAGCTGTATCGCTGATTGCATTATTGCTGTTACTTTCTGGCGAAACAGAAGAAGGTGTGGTGATGGCCGCAATTGCCTGTGGGTTGATCCCGACAAACAAAATATTGCTGCATTTCACCCCATCGAGCATTTCCACCGTGCGTAAATCCAGAGTAATAAACCCTGCATCGCGCAGACGCTTCAGCGCATCTGCGGTTTCCCTTTTCCCGAAACCAAACTGCTCAGCAAACGCCTGGTAGCTTCTTTGCAGTTTGTCGCCCTGAAAACGCTTGCGATATCCCAGCAACGCTCCGGTGTGCTCATCCCTGACCTCTGTCGGGCGGTACCAGTAAACGATCTCTGAAAGCAGAGCGATAGCCGTCGCATCCGGACGCCCACTGGGTAGTCGAATATATTTCCACCAGTTCGCAGGTGTAACATTGCCGGAAATATTAATTTGACCAATAGCCATAACTTCCGGTGTGGGGGCGTAACGGCTCATACAACCTCCTTCCGCGGCATGAGAATTGTGTAGCCACGCGCAGGTTGTAGTCTGGCTTTTGCATCAATAGTAAGCGTTGCAATTTTTTGGATATGAAGATAACCAGCTCTTTCCAGTGCCAGGGTTTCCCTGAATATCGCTTGCTTAGAACAACAGCAGAAATCAGCAAGCACCTGATGATCAATAACTCTCTCGCCTTCACCGTCTGAAGAACCCGACATCAAAACACGCAACATAATCAGGCGCTGAATCGGGTTATCGAAAGCACATCCGCACACAAACTGAAAACAGTTCACGCCACACCTCCCAGACGCTTAAACATTTTTCCAGACAGAAATACCGCCAGAGGGTAACTGATGGTGTAGCTACGCCCCTGTAGTTCGCACACGACTTTCTGGCTTTCAGCGTTGACTAGGCAAACCCGCAGAACGTGACCGTTGCTGGTGGCGAACCACTGCCCCACACGGGGGCAACGGTTGTATCGGTGATACAGGGAATTAACGACGCGGCGAATCATGGGCGCACCTCCCATTGATTACAGCAGAAAGCGGTAAGATTCAGGCTGTTCTCTGCCTCATGGAATGCTTCAATGCAGCTCTCGTAGTACCGCATTGTGCGCAGACTTAACCCAAGCTGAAGCATCATCAGGCCATCAAGGGTGATGTAATAACCACGCAGGGAGTCACCGTAGATGTGATAAGTACCCGGTATGAAATTGCGGGTAAAAAACTCGCGTGAGCAGTTCAGATACTCGATTTTGTCGACGATGTTCTGGTGCATGCGCTTAAAGTGGCAGGCAACATGCAGGGAGAAAATAACGGCCTTGCCGTTGACAACTTCAATTTTCAGGTATGGGGAAGTTGGGACTGTAGCCATGATGGCAGCCTCCGTATGCAATGGATAACTTCCACCACCGGAGCTGCGAAACTCACTGGTGGCAGACTGAACAGGGTTCGCAGTACCGGCGCATACGGAAACCGGCGAGCCTTTCGGCTCCCCTGCCCAGCCCACCATAATTCTGGCGTGCGTGAGCGCGGACGATAAAAAAGACGCTGGCGCGTCGTATATCGCCGTATGCAATTCCGGGCTGCGACCCCCGGCACCCGCTTTATAAGGTGCGGAGACAGTGTAACGTCCCGAAATTGCAGAATCAATATTTGGTCTTGAAATGATCATATAGCTGCTGATATCTTTAGAACTGTTCTTGGATGTTTCGGAACCGTTTTATGCGAAACAGCTCCCCGTTATTGATGTTGAGTGAGCCGGGTTACTCCCGGCTTTTTTTTCACCGCTGCCAACCAATAACCTGAAATAACCCCATTTTCGGGTGATACCAGCGAGTCCCTCGCGGTTCTGCTTCCTCCATAACCCGATAAAAAGCAGCCATAAACGGTTCCACAGCAACAATTGCTCGACGTGACAACAATCCGTCCGGCGTCATGAACTCATGGGTGTCTGTAGGAATCTGATAGGCGTTCACCAGATTGCGGCATTTATCATCTGACAAACCGGTTTTTGCTTTCAGTTGGCGATATCCGGCATAGCCCTCACGAATAGTGCCCTTTTTAATTTGCTCGACTGTTTCAGCAACGTGGCTGACTTTTTCTTCCACCTGAGTGATCCGTTTCTGCTGACGAACTGCTTCAAGAGCCATCGCGGCAACCATTTCGATTTCGCTCATTGGCTTACGGATCTGTTCTTCCAGTTCGCGCCAGCGATCTACCAGGCGAGCAGTGAATTCAGGACAGAGCTGTGCGACGACAATGATGCTGTCGCGCTTACCTTGTTCTCCTTCAAACAGGTAATGCTCATATTGAACTTTAAAACCTAAGTTATTGATTCTTTCGGAAACCTCAATTTGAGGAGACCGGACAACGCCACCTTTGGCTAATGTTTCAATAGTGCGTTTCACATTGTCATGACGTTTACCCACCAGCTCTGCAATTTCAACGCTGGTCATGGATACTTTGCCGTTAAAAATTGCGATGTTCATTGTTTATCTCCTGCGTGTATTCCATCCGCTCTGTGTGGTGAACTTGGATTTAGGCTTTTGCGTAACAAGTTAGGAATTCCATCTTCAGGGTGAGGATAAAGATCTGGCCTTAAGCCATGAGGCGTAACCTTCCATGCAACTACTTCACATACTCGTAAAACGAAACGAGCAGGAATTGTGCTTTTTGAAAACCACTGATTCACCGCTTGCGGCGTCACACCAAGATTTCGCGCTATGGCATTTTGCGCAATTAATGCACGAAGTTTGTCGTAATCATTTCCTTCCATAACAAAGCACCAATATTAACTTTATAAATCAAGAATACATCAAGTTTAAATTAACATGCAAGTTACAAAAGGATCGAATACACTAAAATCAAGTAAAGATTTATCCTTGTAAAGAAACCCACAGGATTTGGTCATGAAGAACGTCAAAAACACGGAAAATCGAATAGCCGCGATGCTGAAAGCAAAAGGATGGACTCAGGCTCAACTGGCCCGCAAGTTAGGTGTGAGTGCGCAATCAGTGCAGTACTGGACAACAGGAAAAACATTTCCACGGAGTGATAAGCTCGCGCATTTATCAGAGATTAGCGGTTATCCACAATCCTGGTTCTTAGGTGAAGACTCCTCACCAACCTTTTCCTCGCAAGAGAAACACCAGACAAGAACAGATAGCGTCGTGTTTAATGTCCTTGATGTTGAGTTTAGTTGCGGTGATGGAACTCATGTCCGTGGTGACTTGATAGATGTAGTGCGCTCAATAGAACTTGATCCTGAATATGCCCGACGTCTTGTTGGAAATCGGGCATTCAAAAATATAGAAATAGGTAACGCCAGAGGAGACAGTATGGCTCCCACAATCTCACCTGGCGACCTTCTTTTTCTTGATAAGACAGTAACTTATTTTGATGGCGATGGTATTTATGCATTTTGTTTTGATGGAGAATGCTACGTGAAAAGGCTTCAAAAAATTGGAAGCAAAATCATGGTGTTATCTGATAACCCCAATTATCAACCATGGAGCATCGAAAAAGAGGGGTTAGCTCTGCTTTATATCCAGTCTAAAGTGATCTCATCAGTACCATTCAACATAAACAGATTTGGTTAGTCTTTGATTCTAACGGGCTTTGCCCGTTTTTTTTCTGCCTGAAATATACGATATCAATTTTTTCTTGACAGGCTATTTCCCAAAACATAATATCGCACCATCAATTATAACTTGATTTGATTCAATTTAAAATTGTTGGTGGATATATGAAGACACTAAAAGCAACTCCAGAAACAACTAATTTTATCAACTGCGGCTGTGTTACGCTTAAGGGCTTAGAACTTGATTCCTTTGCATTAAATATTGCAAATTTGCTAAGTGCTGTACGCACATTCCATCTTCTGGATTGTGCTCGCTCAAAGGAACTGGGCATTGAGGTAATGGAATTTATCCATGAATATGCTCTATCTGCTGCTTCTCCTGCGCAACAAAAACAATCCTTCCCTGAAAGCTGGCTGGTTAACCTTCGCACCCAACGCGAAGCCTGCGGCTTAACAACCGCCGAACTCGCCAGGCTGCTCGATCTCGATGAAGAAATTATCATCCAGTGGGAGAGCGGAGAGTATGAACCAACTATCAGTATGCTTATCCCACTGGCAAATATTCTTGGCTGCGATGCGATGTGGCTGTTAACTGGCGAAACGGCAGCAAAGGATATCTGCGCATGAAAAACTGTAATGCTTACCATATTTGTCTCATTGGTGAATTGCTTGATTTCATACAAAAAAGCACTGCGCGCAATAATAAAAATATAACATATGGTGATCTGGTAATAATTTCAGAGGATATAAAGAGCATCGCTCTTAAATTCAAGAGCGACGCGAGTATTGATGACGCTATTTACGCTTATCTTGCGAAAATAATTGACGGATCCAAAATCCAGCCTCTGGATGAACCTCGTCAGTGAAAAACTCCTTTGATGAAGATGAGAACTGCTTCATAAACTTTACTTTATCTTCAGGTGAAACTACCTGACGAATTAATGCGGAGATAGCAACTTTGTGCCAAATTAATTCTTTTTTGAGTTCTGAAATCTCTTTTTCGAGTTGCTCTGCGTTAATCATTTATCCTCCATTGAGAGCTGAATTGAAAATGGGGACCAACACGCGGCTACGTGTGGTCGTGCGCCGGACACGGATAAGCATCCGGTAACTGATTATCAATCATTGCGGAAACAGTCTCAATATGAAAACACTTCTGAGACTCGCTATATAGCAGAACATATAAGTCAGCTGAGGAAGCCATGAAAAAGTTCGAAAACATAACTGTTCTCCATGTTGATGACTTTGATTATACAAACCCGGAACTTCTCCCGGAGGTTGTAAAGGCAATAGATGTTGCCGATATAGTGATTAGAGGAAAGAGAATTGTCAAAAACAGGCTCGCATGCACTTCAGAAGCAATGACAGAAACAACCTCACAGCAAGATAATTACGAAGGCATTTGTCTGGAGCCTGATTCATTTGCGGTAAATGTTTATCATTTATTGCATGCAACACAGGTATTACATATGTCCAGTAATCACGAAACGAAAACACTCGGCAGCGAAATTCTGAATTTTGCATGTGAGTATGCAAAAACTGCTGCCGAAAAAGAATTAGCGCAATAACAACAAATATGCTCTGAACGTTTATTGCGGTTTTATCGCCGGGGATTGTTACAATCTTAATCCACAGGAGGCTTATTATGACTTTTATAAAAAATATGGCATCACACAAGACCGCCTGTCTTATTGCACAATACGGTGAAAATTACATGCATATTGCCTGCTTATTTCTGCGTAAAGCATACGGGAAATAACAAATGACACATGAACCCATTAATACATATCGTCGCCGTATAGCTGTTGCAGCACTCCATCGAATAAAACGTAAAACAGGTGGTGATCTGCTTATTGTTGACCTTCTGGATGGGAACATTACGACCATAGAAATAACAGAACAGTTTATAAACCAGTTGCTGTTGCGCTTTGAAGACATTACCCGTGGTGAATTGGGTCGAGTGGAGGGTGAAACAGAATTCCGAACTGCATACCAGAATGCCATCGGGATTAATCAACATACTGAATACCAGGCTGAAACCGGAAAGTTAATTATAGACAACCTTTTACAAGAGGTTATTGATTACGCGAAAGAAAAATATATCAGCGGAGGAATTAACTGATGGCTAATTTATCCCCTGTATCTGTTGTGCACGAAAAAGTGCAGATCGTTATGACAATTGAAAATGGCCAGGTAACAGATGTCTGCAAAGTCCGCGATGGAGAGCTGATTGCCAGCATGGATACATTCATATGGCTGGCAGAAAGAGCGGGGTATCAGATAACAGCACCTGCTCAGGAGGAAACCAGTGACATTAACAGCAACGCGAATTCCTGAGTGGGTCCACCAGCAGGCGTTGCTGGTCCTGCGGCGGTACAGATGCCGACGTATATTCCCGCATCGGATACAGCGCAACGGATATCTCAGTCTGAAGGTTAACCGTCGCTGGCGGCTGTTATCGAAAGACGACGGCCGGAACTGGGAAGTAATGAGTCATGAACGTTATTCGGGAGAAATAAAGAAATGATCGACAACCGCACCACCAGCGCCATTGGCCAGGCATTACAGAAACATGATACACCCGTCGGCCCGTTATTTTTTGTAACACATCACGGAAGAACAAAAAAATGCCTCACTCGAAAAACGGCAATTCGTTACCTGGCATTCTTTATGACCACCCGCGCTTTTGAACGTTCAGGATTCCGACAACGCCATCCTGACAAGCGTTTTATCTTCAACGGGAATGAAATATGGAAACGTGGAGAATCAACCACAGAGTACACCCGCGCACACCAGCGAACAATCAGACGACTGCGCAGACTCATCGCCAGGAAACAGTATACAGAAAAATGGTTCAGAAAATATGACACATGGAGCGCCGGATATTACGAACTGATGGCAACAAAACCATTCTGACGTAAACGAAATTAACCATGACGCAATTAAATAAGGCAAGCTGAATACAGCAGGAGGACCATGAACATTTATTTCAGAATAGTTATATCACTGGCAATTATCGCATGTATTTACGGATTGCTCGTCCCGTTTCTGATATCAATGAAGGATACGGTAGCGGTGATTTCTGGCTTTGCACTGACGTTTCTAACCCCGCCATGTATTTATACCATTTATAAGGGGCTTTCTTTCACTAAGGATAAAAGATGAAAAAAATTATTTTTTCTTTAGCCATTGTTCTGCCTGCCATTGGCCTTGTCGGTTGTGATCGTGTTGAGCCTGGTAATGTGGGCATCAAAGTCAACAAACTTGGCGACGACAAAGGCGTCGGTGAAGTGGTCGGTGTTGGTCGCTACTGGACAGGCTGGAACACTGAAGTTTATATCTTCCCGACCTTTAAGCAGATGAAGACCTACGATGATCCATTCAGTTTCCAGATGAGCGATGGAACAACCATTGGTTACCACATCGGAGTAGCCTACAAGGTTGATCCATCCAAAGTTACCACAGTCTTTCAGACCTACCGCAAAGGCGTGGACGACATTACCGACACCGACCTGCGCCAGAAGATAGCCGACGCACTCAACCGACTGGCCAGCAAAATGACCACCGACAAATTTATCGACGGCGGCAAGTCTGAGCTGCTGGATGCAGCTCTTAAAGACATTCAGGAAGAAATGACGCCCATCGGTATTCAGGTAATAAGCCTCTCATATGTGGGTAAGCCGGAGTACCCGCCTACTGTTATCGACAGCATTAATGCCAAAGTCACGGCGAACCAGAAAACTCTGCAACGCGAGCAGGAAGTAAAACAGCGCGAAGCGGAAGCCAACATGTTGCGCGCGGAAGCTGCCGGACAGGCTGATGCGATTCGCACAAAAGCCCAGGCTGAAGCCGATGCTATTCGTTTACGCGGTGAAGCTCTGCGTCAGAACCCCGGTGTTATGGAGCTGGAAGCCATCAATAAATGGAACGGCACGCTGCCGCAATACATGACCAGCGGTGCCAATACACCATTTATCCAGGTTAAATAACTTAATATGCCCGGCAGGCCGTCGGGCTAAGGGAAAAGCAGATGAACACTCATAATACTCAACCGCAAATAATGAACTATGACCCAAATCTGACGTCATGCGGACGCATGGCGAAACAAACCATTCGATTAACTTTCGGGCTATGGGAATACCGCGAAACATTCGAAGTCACTGTTGGTGGCAACCTGACCGGACTCGATGTTATCAGTTGCGCTATTGAAAGCCTGTACGCAACACTGCCTTATGAAGAAGTCGAGGATGAGCGTACAGGGGAAACGGATATCATGGCCACCATTAATATTGGCGAACTGATATGTCAGGATGAAGACCTGTCCGGAGAACTCTGGCTTGCCGGGATGCTTATCTCAGCAGAAATTATCAGTATTGAACCCGCTACAAACATACGGCTCTGAAGTTCTCACTATTCAGAGAGCAGGAGAAAAAATGTTCGCTTTGATTAATCAGGGACAACTGTATACCGACAGTGCCGGTTACCCGGTAATAATTATTCGCTGCATAAACAACACTGTGTTGTACAGAAGAATTGATGGGCGAACACAGTCAGTAAAAATAAACGATTTCAATGAACTGTTTGAACGGATTGATCACCAGGAATACCGACAAATTCTGGCAGAAACAGAGCAGGAAGCTCATCTGAAAAAATTACGGGCCATGAAAAGGAAGTAAAGAATGAATAAAGCGTTTGAGCTATGGGTGCGCCAGCGTTACGGCAATCGCTATGACCTGACGCGAGATGTTGACGGCTTCTACTGTCGTGAAATTGTGAAACGAATGTTTGAAGTGTGGTGCCACTGCCGTGGGCTGAGTGTTGTGTGAGGTAATGCATGGGCAATGTGATTCAACTGGCTCCCAATGAATGGGTTTGTGAAAGCGTTCTTATCGCAATTACCGGGCTCAAACCAGGCACAATTCTTCGGGCCCGGAAAGAATGCTGGATGGTTGGAAGAGAGTATATTCACGTATCACCAGACGGTAATCCAAAGCCTTCCAGTGAATGTATGTATAACAGAAAAGCAATAGATGCCTGGGTCGCCTCAATGAAAAACAAACAACCCAGGTGATTTAATATCATGAAATATGTAAGCTCGTATCGCTCTTGGGCGTCTGGAGGTATCAATGGATAAAGTCAAATATCCAACAGGCGTCGAAAACCACGGCGGCACATTACGCATCTGGTTTAATTTTAAAGGTAAACGTGTCAGGGAAAATCTTGGTGTCCCTGACACTGCCAAGAACAGGAAGATCGCCGGGGAACTGAGGACATCGGTATGTTTTGCCATCCGCACAGGAAGCTTTGATTATGCTGCACAGTTCCCTGACTCCCCCAACCTTCAGGCTTTTGGGGTAAGTAAAAAAGAAATTACGGTGAAGGAACTTGAAGAAAAGTGGCTGGATCTGAAACGAATGGAAATCTCTGCAAATGCATTCAATCGCTATGAATCCGTTGCAAGAACGATGGTTCCGAAAATTGGAGGCAGCAGACTGGTGTCATCGGTAACCAAAGAGGAATTGCTGTATATCAGGAAAGATTTACTGACCGGGTATCAGAATTCAACGAAAAACAAAGCAGCAGCAAAAGGACGGAGCGTCGTTACTGTAAATTATTACATGACAACTATCGCTGGAATGTTTCAGTTTGCTGCAGATCACGGTTACTTAGAAGCAAATCCCTTCCAGGGAATTAAGCCTCTTAAAAGAGCCAGGGCAGAGCCAGATCCGCTAACTCGTGACGAATTTATTCGCCTGATAGATGCTTGCCGACATCAGCAGACGAAAAACCTGTGGTCATTGGCTGTGTACACAGGAATGCGTCACGGTGAACTGGTCTCCCTGGCCTGGGAAGATATCGATCTGAAAGCAGGAACTATTACTATCAGGCGCAATTATACGAAACTCAGTGAGTTCACTCTACCTAAAACTGAAGCAAGTACAAACAGGGTTGTGCATCTTATCCAGCCCGCTATCAGTGTCCTGAAAAATCAGGCTGAAATGACAAGACTGGGTAAGCAGCACCACATCAAGGTTCAACTACGTGAATATGGGCGCTCAGTGAATCATGAATGTACTTTCGTATTTAACCCCCAGGTGGTTAGAAAAAGCAAACAGGTCGGTTTTATCTACAAGGTAGATTCTATTGGCGACTCATGGGAAACAGCCGTTAAGCGTGCGGGCATCAGGCACCGGAAAGCATACCAGTCACGACACACTTATGCGTGCTGGTCATTATCTGCCGGAGCAAACCCAAGCTTCATTGCCAGCCAGATGGGCCATGCAAGTGCCCAGATGGTATTCAATGTATACGGAGCATGGATGACTGACAGTAATGCAGAACAGATCGCAATGCTGAATCAGAAGCTGGCAGATTATGTCCCAATGATGTCCCATGGTCACCAAAGTGACACAAGAGACTTATTAAAATCAGTGGGTTAG